AAAAAGGATTGACTGTTGTGGAAATAGATACGCTTGATTTTATTTTCAAAAAAGTTCTTACAGGTGACGGCGGAGATAACGTAAAGCCTGCTTTCAATTATACAAAGCCAAACAAGACAGGCAAGGTTATCAATCATGGTATATCAGAAGGAAAAGCTGAAAAGATTGTTGAAGAGTATAAATTGAACGAAGAACTTAAGATAGAAGATTTATACGGAAATGAATACACTGAGGAATTGGCCAAAATTACATATAAGATAATGAAGGCTGAAGGTATTATGAATGTTCATCAAATTGCTCAAAATATTAAAATGAATGCAATTTTAGTAGCACTCAACAATTTGTCTATTCCTAAGAAAGTCGCTGAGGCGATTAAAGCAGATATTATTGAAAACGAAGATAAACGTCATAATTTGAATTTTCAAAATTTGAATACAATGCAGAATCTTCTTAAAAAGACTGAATATGTTTCAGAAAATTATGTACAGATGAAAGCTTCAGTATTCAAAGGAGAAAAGATTGACGAGAATGACACAAGCTTTATTAAGACTAAGAAAACTAAATTGTTTTAAGCTATATAATTTATATGAAGTTATTTGATTATATAAATGTAATATTCAGTGCAAACAATGCAAAATGGGAAGAGGTATCTGAACTTGATATGGCAAGAAATGCATTTATGCTCAATCGTTTGATGAGTATAAAGTTTCCGATACAAGCTCAAATGCTGAATATTATGAAAATTTCTCCAGTTGGGCAGGCACAAACTTGGAGAAATATTGCAAAGCAATTCAAACGTACACCAGGTTTTATATACACAAAAACTAAGAATATGTCTTCAGACAAAACAAAAAAATTGAATGAAGATGCTGTTGCAATGTATATGAAATTTAATGAAATAGGTGAAACCGAATTTAAGGATGCATACAGATTTAACCCGGATGCAATAGAAGAGGCACTTGAGATTATTGAAAAAACATATTTTTCCAAAAAATGACAATGGATTTTTCTGAAATTTGCTTGACATTGACAACTGGACTTACATATATTCTTTATCCTAAAGACAAATATGATAAGATGCTGTGTAGTGCAATGCAGATGTACAACAGAATAAGTGGTAAAAAGGATTATACATATACAATTCAGGAGTTTCATACAGTTATTGGAATGAATAAAGATATTATTTCAATGATAAATGACCTTGAATTGCCTGAGAATGAAGATAAAGTAATTCAAATAAACAGTATTATATTTCTTTATTCAATTCTTGATACTTATCCTAATTTGAAAAAGATAAATTTTGAATTTTCAAATGATGATTTTGATAGAATAACTAAAGATGAAATAGGGAATAAAGAAGATATCTTTAATTTTCAAATTTTTATAACTGATATTGTTTTTGATGCTTCAACCTTTTTCTCAAAGGAAATGATTGAAATTGTAAATAAGGAACTGATTAAAGCCGGAAAATTGTCAAATTCTTATTTGAATAGATCTGCTTATGTACGATTGAAATGGAAAGACTTGAGTGATATATTTGCAATTATAGGAGCTGATAAAATTGATGGACAAGATGCAGAATATTATGCGCAATTTGTTGCTTCATTGACTTCGTTTTTTGGAGAAAAAGCAGACGAAACGAATGTACTTTATATAACCGATTATATTACGTATTAAATGTTTGATAATAAAATGGAAGGCAGCCTTTTGGCTGCCTTTTTTGTTTCAAAATAAATAATTAAATTACGAAATAAATGGTTATAAATAAAAGTACATCAACTGAAGGTGAGGCTCTATTGATACAATTTAGTGAGCCTTGGATGTTTGTACAAAGAATTCTTAGTTGCAAAGTTGATGTTACAACCGAAACAGAAGAGTTATTTTACTATAAAGAATTTAGATGGTCTATAGATGGATTTTCATTTACTGATTTTATATACGCAGGTGACAATTTTGAAAACTTGATGACTTTGAAGGTTCCAACTGATAAACCATTTTTCCTTCAAATAAGATTGACACAAGTAGGCGAAGGTGAACTTTTGGTTAATTCAATAGATATCAATCTTCTTAAAAATGATAACGAATTTTGTTTGAATACACAACTTACGTGTTGTGATGCAAATTCTGTAGCGCAAGGCCTTGTATTTAATAATTGTTGCGGTGATAGTTTTAATCCCTACGGACTTGGAAATACTGCAATGATATACCAACAACTTTGTAGTGTTATTAGCAATATGTTTGGTTTTTGTGTCGGTTATTACAGAGTTGACCCAGACCAAAAGAGTCGTGACGTTATTTTGAAAGAATACTCATTGTATAACGTTGCTCAATACGATACAATTAAAATTGTAATACCTGATAACCAACTTCCTTCAAGAGATATTCAGTACAATCCATTGATGCTAGATTTTCCTGCTCAATTTGAAGTTCATATTGTTCGTTCTTCATTTGAACAAGTATTTGGAGCAGGAGCAAGACCGCAGCAACATGACTATTTATATTTTGAACAATATATGAATAGAATGTATGAAGTTGACGCTGTAGCCCAACCTGATGATGTTATATTTGGTTCTGCTTATTGGAGAGTTTCTCTTGTACCTTATCAGAAACGTACAGCCGTTGGTTACGACGGAACTGAAGAACTTAAAGTACAGACAGATGATATTGTTACAAGCATTGAAGATGTATTCAAAGAAGAAAGAGAAGTTGAGTACGAGGATACAAGAAAACCAAATCAATACAAAACAATCGGAACTCAATCAGACGATTATATTCGTTCATATATACACAAGTTGCTTAAGATTGAACCGGAACAAGTTCACAATGGTTATACTGTCATTGCAAAATATTGTTACGATTTGACAAGTATACCAGCAAATGATTTGGCTGTAAGATATAGAAAAGGAGTAGCATTCCAAAAATCCCAATACGACTATGTAAATGGAGCATTTTCATTCTTCTTAAATTTACAGGCAAAGCCTATGCCAAAGATTGTTTTGAAGTTTGCCGAAATTAATGAAAACAGAACTGTTATAATTGCAAACTATCCTGAAACGGATAGAATGGAAAAACTTAGATACGATTCTCTTTCAAAATATGACTTTTTGAAAATTGATAGAAGACTTTATTGTATCAAATCAGTAAAAACTGAAAATGGTAAAGTTTATGTTGAACTCAATGAACCTTTGCATGCTGCAATGAAAGATTTTATAGCAATCAAGCAGGCACAGAAAAACGATGTATTGGTTTACAATGACAATTTTAAAGTACAGCAAAGTGGCAAATCTGTTATAATAAAATATAATGGAGTAGAATATGTTCCAAATTATAGTTTTGAAACAGATAAATGGTATCAGTTTGTTATAAATTATAATGAAATGTCAAGTCAATTCAGTATATTCATATATGAAGAGATAGACAATAAAATCAAACGTATCTTCAAAAATACATGGAACGATGCTAAAATCAAAGAAGATACAGAAGGAGAATGGCTTCTTTATGGAAACGAATGCAAATTTACAAACTTTAGAGTTTGGAAAGCTCCTATTGAAGAAGATCAGCAGATATCAATATTGCAGCAATATGTTGTAAACGATACGCATTTGACTACACTTGTTGATAATGCTACTCCGGAATTGTTATTACAAAAAACAAAATAAAAATATGATAAAGAAATTTGACGACTTTACAAATGAAAGTATAAGAGGTTTGTTTGCAACAAGTGCACAATATATTCCATCTAATCCTAAACACAAAATTCTTTATAATTCTTTTATAAATTGGTTTAAAGGAATGAGAGAAAAATATGACGAAGATCTTATTCTTAATATGATTGCGAGTGCTGAGGAAGAAATTGAATATGGAGAAATATAAATATCACAAATAATAACACAGCAGGACAATAAAGTCCTGCTTTTTCTTTCTTTATAAATAATATATAATATATAATATATTTTATGGATAAAGAATTGACAATAGTAGTGCCTTTATACAATAAAGAAAAATATATAGAAGAATGTTTATACTCAATATATAATGCAGATAAGAATGTTAAATATGAATGCATAGTAGTAGACGACGATTCTGTAGACGGATCTTCTGAAATTGCAAGAAATTTTTGCATAAATCACGATAATTTTACTTATATACATTGTTTGAGAAAACACGGCTATTATCCATCGTATGCAAGAAACGTAGGAATAAGAATGTGTGAAACTCCTTATATAACATTTTTTGATGCAGATGACGTTTTATATGAAAACTATCACAGAACAGGTATAGATTTTATGAATGCTAATAATGATTATTCATTATTTTTCGAGCATTGCGTACTTGTTGATGAACCTCCTGAAAATGGAATTTATACTTTTGTTCATTTTTATCCATATAGTCCAGAAAATGACGAAGGATTTAGTCACTATATTGATAATGGAGGCGGTCTGTGCACAAGAGCAATATTAAGGACAGATATTGTTAAAAAGCACAAGTTTAAAGAATTGTTGTTAGAAGATTCTGTTTTCATGATGGATTATTTATATGATAGTAAAGAAATGAAATACAGACTGAATAATAACGGAACTCCTTCTTTTATGTATATGAGATATCGTTCTGACCAAGATATTTATGCAAATGAAGAACTTTCAAAAAATAATACAAATGAACGTGAATATGTAATAAATTATATAAAAGAAGCATATCCACAATATTATAAAGAAAAATATTTGTCTAAAAATGAATAAAGACGAATTTAGAAATTCAACACTTGGTGATTTGTTAGATGATTTGCCAGATGAAGTTCCAGGAATAAACGAAACGCCGGAACTGCACAAGATTCGTGTTGAAAGTTCAATTAACAATAGAATTAAAGAAAACAGAGATAAAGCTTCAAAAACTATTGATAAAATGCTCAAATTTTATTTGTCTGAGGATATTATCAATAAACACGAATATGTAAAAGCAAAAGCTGAAATCGACAAAATGTCGTTGAGTATGCTTTTAACTCAAATGGAAAATTCTGAAAAAGCTATAACAACATTAATGGACCAAATTGGTGACGGAGATGTTGCTCCTCGTTTATATGAAGTTTTGTCCGAACTTCAAAGAACTCAATTGGATATTATTAAAACTCAAACAATGCATCTTGTTGCAGTTGAAGAAAATGTCAAAAAGACTGCAAGAGAAATTGAAATTTATGAGATGCAAAAAGAGCTTGAGGAAGGACACGAAGGAGAAAATACAGAAGGCAAGTCATTGCGTGCAAGAGGCGCCAGAGAACTTATGCAGGCTGTTCAAAATTCTATGAACAGATATTATGAAAACAACGAAAAAGAAACTGAAGAAGAATATGAACATAAAGAGGCACCTGATTATATCAATTATATAGAAAGTAGTGATGATGGTGAAGATCAATTTATAGATGAATAATATGGAAGAAATAAGATTAACCAAAAGTTTTGTTTTATTGAAAGAAATAAAACCAGATAATATAACAGAAAGCGGAATTTATATTACACCTATTAAATGGAATAGAAAATTTGTAGTTATAGATTCTGCGTCAGAACTTGTAAATAAAAATGATATTGTATTTGTTGAAATCGGAAAAGGAACAGAATTTAAGTTAAATGATAAAGACTATTTGATTTATCATGAAGAAAATATAATGGCCATAGTAAATGAATAAAATTTTGATACTTTCATTTTTATATGAAGACAATCTTTGTTTGTATGAGTTTAATTTATTAAAAGATCATTACAATAAAATGATAGAGCATCTTTGTCTTCCTATGAAATATTATGGTGTTAGGGTAACAAATAATGGATTAACAAGAATAGATGAAAAAAATCAAATAATATGGCTTAAATCAGAAGATACAGAACAATATGATAAGTTACTTACTCATAAAGTAGTGGATTGTTATAAGTTTATAGAAAATTTAGGCATAGATTATGATTTTATTATAAAGACAAATACTTCTTTTTTAATAAATCTTGTACAATTAAATTACATCCTGCAGAAAAATCCATATCATAGAAATTATGAAAAAGAAATAGTAACAGGAATAAGATATTGGCAAACTGAATATTTGAGCTTTAAAGGTAATTTTTATAGCTACAGAGGAAATTTTGCAGCAATGCACAAAACAATAGTAAGTGATATAGCATCAAATTTTATCATACAGTATAACGATAATAATTTTTTGTACGACGATATTTATATTTCTGAGTATTGTTCTAAAAAAGGATACACTGTATTTGCAATAGGACAATTAGGTGTAACACACGAACACTATATGACACCGTATGACAGTATTACACAAATACAAGATATATTTAAAACAATAGGAGTATGTATAAAAAATTATAATGAAAAAAATCACAACGACAATACATATAAAAACGAAACAGAGGAAAATTTAGATAAAAAATGTATTGATATAACCGTATTAAAAATTTTTACAAAATATATTGAAGATAAATTTATATACGATTTGTATGATAATTTAATAACATCATTTCATAAATAATGGCAATGAATAAGATGATAAAGTCTTCTGGATATGAACTTGAAATTCAGAAGCAGGAAATGACTGAAATATGGACTACCAAACGTGTCAATGAATGCCTTGATGCGATTGATAATGGTATTCCTTTGAAGTCTAGTCCGTTTTATATGAAGAATGTAAATCTTCGTAAAGCAAATCTTGTTTATGAATATACCCAATGGGAAGCCGATGAAATAGCAAAATGCGCAAATGATATATGTTATTTTGCTGATACTTATTGTAAGGTAATGACCGATGATGGTGTTCAAAAAATTAAACTTCGTGACTATCAACGAGCAATGTTGAAACACTATCAAAATAATAGATTTGCAATTTGTTTGGCTGCGCGTCAGATTGGTAAAACTATCTGTTCGTCAATTTTTATTGCTTGGTATTCTCTTTTCAATTTTGACAAAAACGTAATGATTGTTTCCAACAAAGGAGAAACGACAAAAGAAATTATTGATAAAGGTAAAGTTATATTTGAAAATTTGCCATTCTTCCTAAAACCTGGAATTTTGAAATGGGACGTTATGTCTGAAAAATTCGACAATGGTTGCCGTGTTGTTGGACAAAATACAACAAAAAGAACTGGTATTTCGTTTACTATTCACTTACTTTTCCTTGATGAGTTTGCTCACGTAGATCCATCATTCATCAATCCATTTTACGAAAACTTGTACCCTACACTTTCATCTTCAAAAATATCAAGAATTATTATTACTTCAACTCCGAATGGAATGAACAAATTCTTTGATATTTATACAGGAGCTGAAAATGGTGATAATGATTATGGAGCATTTCGTGTTGACTGGTGGGAGGTTCCTGGGCGTGATGATGCTTGGTATAAAAGAGAACTTAAGAATTTGGGTTCTGTTGAAGCATTCAACAGACAATATGGAAATAGCTTCCTTGATGAGAACGAATTGTTGCTTTCTTCAGATACACTTAAATTTCTTGAAAAATCAAAAATTAAGTTTGTTCATCATGATTTTTCAATTCTTGATGACTATGAGATAAATTACAAAAATCTTTTATGGGATCCAAGATTTGACGTTGAAACAATTAGAGACGATAATCGTTATTATTTATTTAGCATTGATATTTCAGAAGGTGCAGGTGGAGAAGATCCTGATTACTCGGTAATCAATATTTTCAAATTGCAGCCTCTTCCAAGAAAATGGATTGAAAAATCAAACGGTACAACCGTATATGATTATTTTGGTCTTAGACAAATAGGAAGATTGCATGATAAAGATTTGACAGTAGGACAGCTTGCACAAGTTGCGTATTTACTTACTCACCACGTTTTTGATATTGAACATATAAAGATTTTGATTGAATGGAATTTATTTGGTTCTGAATTGTTCAAAGATATGTCTACATGTTTTCCTGCTATTAATGATTTTGATGAAAGTGCAATTTTAAGATTTAAACACAGAAACGACGCAAAGGTTCCTGAATATGGTTTGAAAATTAAAAATGACAATAAAGTTATTTTCTGTCAAGATTTCAAATTGCTTGCAGCAAAACATAGAATTGAAGTTGTTGATAAAGATACCGTATTGGAAGCTAAAACATTCGGTAAAGTCAAAAACAGTTATAAAGCACAAGTCGGTCACGACGATTTAATGATGAGCAGTGTTAATGCAATTAACTTTTTCAAAACAGTAGAATATGCTGACTTTGTTGAAGAATATCTTGATAAAATTACTCCAGAAACTTATAATTTGATTATGCAAAAGTTAGATATGCAAGGAGGAGCTCAAGAAGATTTGAATAATTATGACATATATTCGTTGTTAGAAAAATAAATAAAGCAATGAAAATTGACAAACGACTGATATTACTGTTTGAACAATCACAAAATATGACAAACGAATTAACCAGATTTTGTAGCAAAATGAATACAAAATATTATGTAAATGAAGGCGGTTGTATATGGCTGGCTTACATAATAGCACAATATCTGGAAGAAAAACAAATAAACTATAATGTCATAAAATACTATGATGAATATGATGAATTGTTTCATATTTCATTAGTTGTTTTTGGACAAATTATAAATCCAGCAATGAACACATACAACGGATATACAAAAGCAGAAGCAATGACAAGTAAAGAATTAAAAAATGAAAATATGAAAAACGAAGATACGAGATCTTTTTTGTGGAAACAAAAGTACAAAACTGAAATAATAAAAGAGTTTAATTCCATTAAAGAACTTTTTAATAAATAATAAAAACAAATTCAATGATAGAGAAATTTGATGATTTCAAAGTAAACGAGTCGTTGAAAACACCAGATAAAAATTATTTGGAAGAAAACGGACTTAGAAATTTTTGGATCCCTGATACTGAACAAAAACTTCATAAATATGAAACTGCGTTGAATGATATAATAAATGCAAACCGAGCAGGAGCTTATGTTCAAGATACACTTCTTAAAATAGGAGATATTGTAAAATGTGAATACAGCAATGGTGTAGTTTTATTTGGACAGGTTAAAGAATTTGCTTGTACGTTTGAAGGAAGAATATTTCCAATTTTGTTTGAATGTAAAAAAGATTTTACTCCTAAAAAGACAATAATGTCTGCTACTTGGTTAGACAAAAACATGTTAAAAATAACAAAGTACAATAGTTAATATTTTGAATTATACAAGTTACACAGCAAGTATATTTATACTTGCATTTTTGTTTTAAAATATATTATATTTTTTATCAATTTTTTGCGAACAGTAAATAAATAATAAAAAATAACACGATAATATGGCGTTAGATAAACAATTAATCAATCTCAAATCTGCTGGCGTTTATCGTTTTGAAGAGGACAGAAGCCAAATAATTGACATGCCTGTTTCACAGACTCGTCTTATGATGGGTTTCTCTAAAAAAGGTCCTTTCAATACACCAGTTTATATTAGAGATACAAAACAATTCAAAGACATTTTCGGCGACATAGACAGAACTCTTGAGAAAAAAGGTAGTTATTTCCACAGAAGTTGTTTGACTGCATTGCTCACTGGTCCTATTTATGTAATGAATATGCTCAAGTTAAACGATACAGATCCTTGTACAGAAGAAGAATTTGAAGCTGGTCACACTGATCTTGATGAAGTTGGATATCTTAGAATGTCAACAACTGCAAATGTCAAGAATGACAAATTTAAGAAAGCTTTGTATTCAGGAATGTATAACACAGATAAATTCTGGTATGCAGATTCTGGTGCTTTCTTGAACAATATTCATACGTTTGCAAGCTTTGATAAAGAAACGGATGTTGCTTCATACATTTTTGACGAGTCTTGGAATCCTAATACTTACAATACCGATGGTTTGAATGATCTTCTTAACTTTACAAATATTTCAAAGAAGCCTATTTCAATCATTGTTAAGAAATCTGACAATGCTCAGTCTTATAACTTGACTGCTCTTGAGTGGTATGGTTCTACTGATGTTCCTGCTTTCTTGAACAAAGATTCTATGATTAGTGATTTCTTTGTTGATGTTTATGTTATCAGTGGTAACTTTGGCGGCGAATTTACAAACGAAGACGGCACAGTAAACGATGAACCTTATGCAAGATTCGCAACAGATCCAATTTATCAGAAATATTTTGATAAGAAAAAAGGTCTTAAACGTAAATTCAAAGAAGCAGATTCTACCGATACAGCTTTCACAGCTTTCATCAATGAGTCAGAAGTTTCTACGATTGCTGTTTATACAGGTTGCTTGATACCTAATTTTGTAGATAAATTCGGTAACAATATCTATATTGAAAAGGTTATCAACAATAACGTTGACCAGATTGGTCTACTTTGCTCTGTAAACGAAACTTTGTTTGACAATGACGAGTTTATGGATGGTATCAAAGGCGGTCTTGATTTGATTGGTCATACTGCTTACGATTTTGACGGTAATTTTGCTGTTGAAAATGTAAGAATGTTGTCATACGATATTGACCAAGAAGATGTAACTGAAAGACACGGTTTCTATACATACAATGCAATAACAGATGAAAATTTGTTAAAGGATCTTATTGCAGAAGCTGGTATTAAATCTTTTGAAAAGAACATGGTATTCATCCACAAAAATCTTGAAGGTTTGAGCGGTAATGAAAAACTTGCAGAAGTTCAGTTCTATTCAAATATTAAAGTTGGCAATTATATGATTGCTGCTGATGTTTGGAAAGATCTTGACGGACAAGAAGATGAAGATGAGGATGAATGGAATACAAGATTGACTAGAATCAATGCTGTAAGAAATGTTATATTGCGTACTCCTGGCAGCGGCAGTGGCTCAGCAAAAGATGAAACTTATATGCTTGTAACTTGTCAGTCAGAAATTAAACCTGTTGAAGGTACAAAAGTAAGAGTTGTTGATACACTTGACACAATGTCAACTAACTTGCATGTTTATACTTTGAATGGATTTAAACTCAAGAAAAGAGTACATCTTCCTGACGGTTCTAACCTTCGTCAAAACGAAATAATTGATTATGTACTTGGTGATGCTGTTGACTCAGCACTTGCTAAAGGTCTTCAATCAAGAGATATCATAACCTTCCGTTATGTTGTTGATACTTTCGGTTTGGGTCTCGAAGCTAACTGTAAATGGAAATTTGCTTCACTTTGCAAGAAGAGACAATCTGCATTTGCAATTTTGAACGCTCCTGCTGCTAAAGACTTCAGAAACAGTATGGATCCTTCATTCAAAGATGGTCCATCACTTTCATCAATGTATATTTCACAAGGAGGTAATTTGAGTAAGAACCCAAGTTGGTTGTTCTCGTTGCCAACTATTGAGCAAGGCGCATCTTGGTGCGGTTATTACTACCCATATATCACAATTAGAGATTTGAGCAAGAACATTAACGTTCCACCTGCTGCTTATGTTTCTAACAACTATATGGAGAAATATGTAAACGCTCATCCTTGGTCACTTGTTGCAGGTACAAGACGTGGTGTAATTTCTGGTTCTGGCGTTGTTGGTGTTGAAGTATCAATCGATGATTACGACAGAGATTATCTTGAACCATTCGGCTTCAACTGCATTGTTTGGAAGAAGAACGTTGGTCCTGTTATCTTTGCTAACAAGACTGCACAACAAACTCCTAAATCTGCATTGAGTTCAATCCATGTTCGTGAAGCTGTTATCTACATCCAAGACGGTGTTGAAAATATTTTGAAACACTACTTGTTTGAAATGAATACCGCACAGACAAGACTTGAAATCAAGACTTTGGTAGACAACTTCTTGAAATCAGTTCAAGCAAACGACGGTATTTATGACTTCAAGACTGTTATGAATGAATCTAACAATACTCCTGAAGTTATCGACAACAATATGGGTGTACTTGACATGTACATTGAACCTGTTAAAGGACTTGAAATCATCGCTCAGAGACTTACAATTCTTAAGACAGGTGCTATCTCAACTGGTGAAATTTAATAAAATTTCATATTCTACTAAATATTCCGAGCATCTACCATTTGGTAGATGCTTTCTTTTTTGATAAATAAAATAAAAGAAGATTGTTATGGGCTGCAACTGTGGAAAAAAGAAAGTAAAAATTGACAAAAGCAACATAGGTGAAGTTAAAAAAGGTACTATGGGGTCGAGAATTAAAAAAATTTGGAAATTGTCCGATCCAAAGGGAGTTGTTGTTAAAAAAGTGGACAGTAATAAATAAATATATAAATTGAGAAATATCTCAAAGCAAAAATAATTTTAAGAATATGGGAGGACTACCTCATTACAATAATTCTAGAGCAGCAGTCAATAAGTTTGAACCTGTAACTAACAATATGTTTGAAGTTACATTGTTTACTCCCGATGGAGATGACAGTGGATTGCTTCTTGAACATGTTACTAAAGTTAGTGGTTTGAACTTGGATGCTAACTGGGATGTTATTAAACAGAAGTATAAATATGCAGATAGAAGTTATGCAGGTGTTCCTGGCGATACTGCTATCGAAGTTACTATTGAGTTTACATTGAACTTGAATGATGCCAACGAGAATTATATTTACAATACGATTAGACGTTGGAGAAATAAAGTATGGAATCCACTTACTGGTGAAATGGGATTGAAACGCGATTATTGTGGTTCTGCACTTATCGTTATGCACAACAGAGTTGGCGATGTTTATAGAAGAGTTGTCTTAAAAGACATCTTCCCTAAAGGCGAACTTTCAACTCCTGGTGATTTGGATTACTCTTCAGGAGATCCTACTCCATTGAGTGTACAATTCCAATGCGACCACTGGGACGACGATTCACTCGGCCTATAATTTGAAATCTTCTTTCTTTCATAGTTTAACTTTTTTGTTTGGGCACCGTTTTGACGGTGCCTTTTTATATTATTTTTTATTTTTTAGATAATATATAATATATAATATAAATAATGGTATCAATGATAATATTCGTAACAAAAAACAAAAAGAACAATAAAGTTTTTGTTGGATATTCTTTGAATGATACTGCTGAAACGCTCGGTACAGGCAAATATATTTCAAAAGCACTTAAAACGTATGGCATTAATTCTTTTGAAAAAACTGTGCTTGAAAAGTTTGATGAAGGTACAGGTTTAGACAAACTTTTTGAACGTTTAGAGTATTGGATAGGTAAATACAAAGCAGATAATCCTGAATTTGGTTACAATGAAACTGCTTTGGAAATGATGCCCACAAAAAAGAAATTAACAACAAAAATTCAGGTACTTCTTTCACAAGAAGACTCTGAACGACTTAATGATTATATTATCAAAAAGTCAATGGAAAGAGGAACAGATTTAACAGTATCTTACTTTGTAAGAGAACTTATTTTAAGAGAAATTAACAAAAAATAATTAGAATATGGAAGATAAAGAATACACACAGTATCAAGAAGACGCAAACAAAACTTTTGAGGCTGCAATGGAACAGAAATCAACTGAGAGACCTTCTCTTGGTCACGTTGATGTAACCCGTAACAAAGGACACCAGATTGACGAGAATGACCCAGAGTATATAAAGATGAAGGAATTTGCAGGTTTTGTAGACTTGCCTCTTGAAAATTTGCCTTCGGCAGGTCGTTTCTACAGAGAAGATATGAGAATTAAAATTCGTCCAGCTCTTACAAAGGAAATCAGAAATTATTCTATGATTGATGAAAATAATTTGCAAGATGTTGATGAAAAATTAAATGATATTCTTGTATCCTGTGTAAAGGTTGCTTTCGGAGAGTCAATGGGTTCATATAAAGATATTCTTGAAGAGGACCGTTTATACGTAATTTTGTCTGTTAAAGAACTTACATTCAAAAACGGAGAAAACAAAATTATGATGCCTGCAAGCAAGAAATGCGAATGCGGCGGTTGCGCAGATTCTTATGAATTGAAAACCGAGCATATTCAATGTTATACTCCTGACGAGTCAATCGAAAAATATTATGACCCAGAAATTAGAGGTTACAGAATTTTGACGAAAAGTTATGGAGAAATTGTAATGGCTCCTCCTACAATTGGTGTTATGAGAGCAATTACAGACTGGGCAAGAAAGAAAGAAGAGGAACACAAACAGTGGGATAAGTCATTATTCCAAATTGTGCCTTATCTTGTCCGTGAATGGAGAGGCTTTGATGAAAGAAATATTATGGCTTTTGCTACTAATATTGCTAGCTGGGATGCAAAGAAATTTGCTATCGTTTTCAAAATGGCAGACAATATCAAAGTTGGTGTAAAACCTGAATTTACATTTACTTGTGAAAAATGTGGAGGCACAGTAACTGTACCGCTTTCCTTTCAAACCGGGCTCAGAAGTCTTTTCGTTATTTCAGATATCACTGACGAACTTCTTTAAGATAAGGGTTGTCTTGATGGAGAAATTGAATATGCAAGTATCTGAGATAGACAACATGCCTTATTACGAACTTGAATATACGATAGAGTATTATCAAGAAATGATAGAAGAACGTAATAAGGAAGAGCAGAAGCAACAAAGAGAACAGGAGGGCAAATATAACGTTAATCAGTATAGAAATATGGCACAAAATAATATGCCTAAATATTCTCCTCCTAAGATGCCGAGTTTCAGAATGCCGTCATTTCACATTTAATGACGGCATTTTATTTTATAAATAAATAATATAACAATAAGTAATAAAGGATAGATATGGCAAAATTTTCACCGTCAGATTTATTATCTCCAATGAAGAAAATGGAAAAATCATTGGATGAAATCAATCAAAACACCGCACAACTTGTGCAAGTTGTGTCTGGCGTAGGTGATAGTGTTGGCGGTTATTTACAGGCAATAACCGACCAATTAAATACTGTTAATATCAATCTAAATACGCTTATTAAATCATTAAAAGGAAAGACAACAACACAAAAAATAAAGAATATTGTCACAGGAGCAAAAGAAAAAGCTCAAGGACCTTCAGCTGGTATAAAAAATGGAGTTGCTCTTTTCAAAGATTTTGGTTTAGGTGCAAAAGAATTTTCAAAAGCAATGCTTTTGTTTATGCTTGTGCCTGAGAAAACTGGTGATAAATTTAAGAAAGTTTTAACCAACGTATTAGAAGGAATAAAGGAGGTTGATAAAGAAGACGTTGAAAAAGCAGAAAAATTTGGTAAAGTTGGCAAAGCAATATTCCAATTTGTTGGTTGGGTTGCTCTTGCTGGACTTGTTGCTATACCTGCAGCTATTGTTACACCTATAATTAAGTTTTGTATCAAAGGTATGATAAAAGTGTTCGTTTTATTAAAAGAACACGAGGAGGATATCAAAAAAGGTACAGACGTATTAAATGACATAAGTATTGCATTAGGCATATTTAGTATAGGTATGCTTGCTTTCGGTTTGACTGTTAAATTGTTAAGCTGGGAAGGAATACTTATGGGAGCAGCAACAGTTGCATTGTTTTCTCTTACTGCTTGGCTTGTTGGAATGGTATCTGATACAGCAGAAAAAGGTGCTGGAGTACTTATAAAAGTTGGACAAGCAGTAGCATTATTTGGTTTAGGTTTGCTTGCATACGGATTTGCAGTTAAAATGCTTTCAATGAAAAGTATTCTTATTGGAGCTGCTGCAATTCTTGTACTTACTGGTGTTTGTGCTGTTCTTGGTATTCCTATTGTAGCTGGATTTGTAAGATTAGGCGCAATGATTTTGCAAGCTATTGTTAAACCTATTTTGATATTTGCATTAGGCTTGATAGGAATAGGTTTAGCACTTAAATTGTTCGATGAAGAAACAACAAAAAGAATTGGTCCTGTTATAGGTGGAATAGGTCTTGCTGTTGCACAAGTTGGTCTTGTAGCGTTGGCAGCAATTCCAGGTGCAATAGCATTGACTGCAATAGGCATAGCATTGCTTGTATTTACAGCAGGTCTTGCAGTATTTCAACTTGTACATTGGACTGAAGACGATACAAAACAATTGGTTGAAGCTGTTACAGCTGTTCGTATAGCATTTCTTGGATCTGATGGAAAGAAGGAAGGCATATTCAGTAAGATTGGTGGAGTTATTGGAGGAGCATTAGATATGGTAGCTCTTATTGAAGCTGCTGTTGGATATGCTACCGTAGCATTGTGCTTAATTGTATTGTCAGCTTCATTGTGGATATTCAAACAAATTCATTGGACAGAAGAGGATACAAAAGAATTGGTTGAAGCTGTTACAGCTGTAAGAACTGCTTTCTTAGGTTCAGACGGTAAGAAGGAAGGTATATTTGCTAAGATAGGCGGTGTTATAGGTGGTGGTCTTGATATGGCAAGAATGGGCGAAGCTGCTGCTGGTTATTTGGCTGCGGCTGCTGCTCTTGCTGCTTTGTCAGGTGGTCTTGCAGCATTTAAAGCAGTACACTGGACATCAGAAGATACAAAACAGTTGTCTGAAGGCTTAACTGGAGTAAGAACTGCTTTCTTAGGAGAAGATAAAAATGCAAAGAAGACTGGCTTATTTGCTAAACTTGGTGCAGTTATAAGCGACGGTCTTGATATGGTTAGAATGGGAGAAAACGCAGCAGCCCTTAGTTCAGCAGGTTTAGCTCTTATACTTATTTCAAAAGGTCTTATCAAGTTTAAGGAAGTTGGATGGAAAGATGAATATTCTGAACAACTTATGAAATCTATTGGTGCAATATCTTCAGCATTTGCACAAGTATCAGAACAAGGTGCAGTTAAGAAGAAAGCAAGTTTTGGTGGATTATTTGGTAAGTTACTTGGAGGCTGGGAAATTGAAAAGAATAAAGTAAAAGATGGTATAGATTCTGTCAAAGGTGCAGGTAAAGCATTGTTGGATATATCCCAAGGTCTTGAAGAATTTACAAAATGGTATCAAAAGAATCGTAATTTGCTTAATATGGAAGATGGAAAATCTCCATTCTTTGAAGCATTGAAGATGACAATCACTTCTGTTGGTGAAGCTTTTGCTGCTGTTGCTGACGTAGGAACTGTTGAAAAAGATGGTTTGTTTGGAATATTCCACTGGGAAGAGAATAAAGCAAAAGTCGGTATAGAATCAGTACAAGGTGCAGGTAAAGCTTTGATTGATATCTCAGAAGGTATTCTTAAATTTACTGAATGGTATAGTAAACATCATAAAGAACTTGAAATGGAAACTGGCGGCAGTATATTTTTCCAGGCTTTGAAAACTACTATTACTTCAGTTGGAGATGCTTTTGCTGCTGTTGCAGATATAGGTACAGTTAAAAAGAAAAAGAAAGTTCTTTTCTTAGAATTTGAAACAGAAACAAACAAAGCAAAAGAAGGTGTAGAATCTGTACAAAATGCAGGTGAAGCACTTATGAGTATATCAGAAGGTATTCTCAAATTTACAGAATTTTATGTAGCAAATAGAAAAATGCTTGATGCGGATGACAAAAATAGTTTCTTCTTCTCAGCATTGAAAAACAGTATTGTTACAGTAGGATCTGCTTTTGCTGAAGTTGGTGGTTCTGATAAAGATGTACACGGTTTTGCTAAAATGTGGGATATGGTTGCTATCAGAATGGGTATTAGTTCTGTAATGGAAGTACATAAAGCTCTTGATAGTATCACACAAGGATTGATAACATTTACAAAATTCTATAAACAAAACGAAGATTTATTATCAACAGAAGATGAAAACAGTGGATTGCTAGTTGCATTGAAAAATACCATAGTAATGACAGGAACTGCTTTTGCATCCATAGGCGGAATGCAAACAGAAAGAACCGATATTATGGGACAAATGTTTCATTGGAATGAAAATGCAGTAAAAGCTGGTATAAAATCTGTAATGGGCGTAAATGTAGCATTAATTTCTATAACAAACGGTATTAAAACTTTTGTAAAATCTGGAGTACAAACCGAAGATGTAGAAAGAATAACAATGCTATTAGTTGGTATGGGTAATGGATTTGGAAGTCTTGCAAATATAGATTTGATAAAAGAAGGAAACAAATTTACTTTCTTTGCTACACGTTTCGCTAAAGGTTTTGAAACAATTTATAAAAAGAAAGACATGTACAAACGAATGTCAAGCGTTAATCTTCTTCTCAAAAGAATGGAAAGAACAGTACGTCTTGATATTTACAACAAAACAGCAGATGGAATTAAGAAAATTGCTGATGCTGTTAATAGTATTGATATTGAAAAAGGTCAAGCATTTTCCGATTTGTTTGTTGCTGCTTCTAAACTTAAAGACAATACAAGATTCTACGAAGATCTTATGAAAGCTATCGAGGAAATCCGCGATATACTTGCACAAAACGGAATGACAGGCGGAGAAGGCGTAGGTCAAGGTGGTAGAAGTTCACAAAATACAGGTGGTAATAAACCTGCTCCTCAACCAACAAATAATAATAGAAATGCTAACCAAGGCAGTGGAAATGAACGAGGCGGTGGTCCTAAGACAATTCAAGCTGGCAGCGTAACAATCGAAACAAGTGGTACAATTAACGTTAGTGGAAAAATTGTAAATGGAATTTAAACTGCTGTATTTTTGTGGATATAATTATTAACAAATTTTAATGATTATGTCAAAAAATATAGTTTGGTTTGATTTAGAAACCACTGGACTTGTAATAGCAAAAGATTCTATAATTGAAATATCAGCAATAAAAACTGATGCAGATTTGAATGAAATAGACAAATTTTATTCTCTTGTTCAGCCATTTGGAGATTATGAAATGTCTCCTGCTGCACAGGAAAAACACGGACTATCAAAAGAAGATCTTGTTAATAGTCCTTATTTTAAAGATATTGCTGATGATTTGCTTGACTTTATAGAAGATTGCGACCTTGGTGGTTATAATATCGGTAATTTTGATTTAGCAATGCTTGTTGAAGAATTTTTGCGTGCAAAGAAGGTATTTAGTTACAAAACACGAAACTTAATCGATGCATTTACAATTTACAACAAGTGGGAGTCAAGAAGACTTGAAGATTATTATTTCAGACTTTTTGGTGAAAAATTTGAAAATGCGCACTCAGCAGAAGCTGATATAAGAGCAACAATCAGAGTTTTTAAGAAACAACAAGAAATGTATGCTCTTCCATCATATGAAGAGATTGATGCTGTATGTTTTGAAGAAAAACAAAATAAAATTGATTTAGCAAAAAGATTTGTTAAAGAAAATGGCGAGATTAAGTTCAATTTTGGTAAGTGGAAAGGTTATAGTATAGATGATGTATATAAAAAGGATTCTACCTACTTTGATTGGATTTCAAACAATTATGAGTTTGCAACAGAAACTCGTATAATGGCCAAAAAATTGAAAGCTTTAGCAGAAAGAAATGTTAATTTTTAATATTTGTTAAATTTTTGTTAAAGTTTTACCACGATAATTTTTGAAAAATATAGGCATGCATAATGTTTATAAATATTTTGACAATGAAGTTAAACTATCATCCATTCGATTTTAAGAATATTATGATGGTTAGACTATCATTGATAAGAAAATATTCTAAAATAATATATGGAGTTAACTAAAATTAGAAAACGTAATGGCGACCTTGTAGATTATAGCTTTGAGAAGGTTGAAGATTCAGTAAAGAAGACATTTATTTGCACTTACGGCGAAATTCCAAAATACGTTCAATTCAAACATCTTAAAAATTCATTAGAAAATTATTTAATTGATTTTGATGATGAAGATAGAACGGCAGAAAAAGTACAAGATTTTATTGAGAGATGGTTGATGGAGCATGATTATTATGATGCTGCCAAAAAGTATATCTTGTACAGAGAAGAACACAAAAATATTCGTTTTATTAAGGAAAGAATTGACTATATTCAGCGTTATGTCAATAGCAATTCTAATGCTGCAAGCTCATCTGAGACAGATGACAATGCAAATGTTCTCTTGAAAAATGTTGCAAATTTGAATGGTGAAGTTTACAAAACAGTAAACAGACCAATTCAAAGAAGAAGAATGAAAGAGCAACTTGCTAAGATGTACAATATTGATTTAGGCAATCAGTATTTGAAAGACTTAGATGACAAAATTTTCTATACACACGACGAGTCAAGTTTTCCTGTTATTATGCCTTATTGCTCTGCATATTCAATTTATACATTGTTGACTGAAGGCGTAGGCAATCTTGATGGTGTAACTCCTGGCCCTCCTAAGAATTTGGATAGCTTCTGTGGACAATTTATTAACTCCGTATTCTTGTTGGCTTCACAAGTAAAAGGTGCGGTTGCATTCGGCGGTTTGTTTGTTGCTTTCAACTGGTATTGCGTTCGTGAGTGGGGAGAAGATTATTACAAGAACAAAGATGCTCAAGTATTTACGAACATAAACAAAACACAACGTACTATTGAGCAACAGATTATTCAGTATTTTCAGCAGATTATTTGGGGCGTAAACCAACCTGCTGGCAATAGAAGTTCACAATCTCCATTTACAAATGTTTCTTATTATGATAAGAACTATTACAAAGCTATGTTTGATGAATTTGCATATCCTGATGCAACAAAACCAAAATGGCCACAAATTGATTATTTGCAGAGACTGTTTATGAGAACTCTTAACCACGAGAGACTTACTTCAGTTGTTGCATTTCCTGTTGAAACGATGTGTCTTCTTTCAAATGGCAAAGATGACATTATGGACACTGAATACAAGAATTTTACAGCTCAAATGTATGCAGAAGGTCATAGCTTCTTTACTTATATCAGCGACAGTCCAAATGCACTTGCAAGTTGCTGCCGTTTGAGAAATGAGGTAACAGAAAACGTATTTTCATTCACTAATGGTTTGTCTGGACTTAAGACTGGTAGTTGCAACGTTATTACGATTAACTTGAATAGAATGATTCAGAATTGCGACAGAGCATACGGTTTGCAACGCAATGGTGGTTGGAAAGAAAACACAAGTTTTATCAAACAGTATTTGGAAGAAATTCTTGAAAGAATTTATAAATATCATACTGCATACAAGACAATGTTGTATGAACTTGAAGACAAAGGAATGTTAAATGCAAGTACTGCTGGTTATATCAGAATTAAAGATCTTTATTCAACAATAGGTCTTAATGGTATCAATGAAGCAGCAATGTATCTTGGTATGAAAGTATCATACAATGATGATTATATCAAATTCTGTAGATTGATAACTTCAACAATTAAAGACAAAAACAAAGAGCATTCAACACCTGAGTTCAAATTCAATCAAGAGTTCGTTCCTGCTGAAAGTCTTGGAATTAAGAATTTTGATTGGGATAAAGCCGACGGTTATTGGGTACCTGATGATGGTCGTGTATTGTATAACAGTTATTTCTACGATGCTCACGATGATACGACTGTATTTGACAAGATGAAACTTCACGGCAAGGAAATGACTGAAACACTTGATGGAGGTGTAGGTTGTCATTTGAATTTGGATGAACATCTTGACCAGAAACAATATGTTAAATTGATTGAATATGCAGTAAAGGTTGGTTGTAGTTATTTTACATTTAACATTCCGAACACAAAATGCGATAAATGTGGATTTATTACAAAGCATAATGTTGACAAATGTCCTAAATGCGGTTCAGATGATTTGACAAAATACACAAGAGTAATAGGTTATCTTAGACCAACAAAATCGTTCAGTAAAGGTAGACAAATTGAAGAAAAACAGAGAGTTTATAGCAAACTTGATGTATAATAAATTAAAATATAAACAAAATGATAAAAGTCTGTAAAATTATTTACAGGCTTTTTTATTTAATAAATAATTAAATATAAATTATGAAGATAAAGAAGTATTTAATATTACTGTGTAGTTTATTGTTGTTAATATTTAGTAGCTGCAATAAAGAAGAAATTGGAAATTCTATTATATTGAGAGCTGAAGGTTTCACAAGCAGTTCAGCACAAAAAGCTGCAGTTGAAGGAAAATTTACTTATTGGTTGGAAAATGATAAAGTGCTTATAAACAATAACGTTTATGATGTACATTTAGAGAATAATGATGCAGATGCAAGAATAAGTAATATCATAACAACAGAAAATCATACGTATTATGCAGTATATCCTTCAAGTATTTATGTAAATAATACAGGTTCATTATATACTATAAATATTCCAAAAAGTTATCAATACAAAGAAACAAACGGAAGACAGGTATTAGACAAACTTCCGATGGTGTCATATTACACAGGAGATGTGGATCCAAGTTATATGCACTTCAAACATTTAACTGCTGCATTGACTGTTCGTATTAAAAATGAAAAAACAGAAACACTAGAGATTGATAAAGTTGAAATAATAAACAACAAATATCAGTTGAGTGGAAATATTCAAGTGGATATAAGCCAGTGTTCAGATCAGACCGGAATAACAATAACTCCAAATAAAACTAATGTTTCTGACACAGTTTCTGTTTATTTTTCAAATATAACAAAGCAAGTAGCTTCTAATGACTATATTGATATTCAAGTACCTATATTTCCTGTAGGTTCTGACAATAGTGATTTTACAATAAAAGTTTATACTCGTCATAATGAATATCGTTATATTTACAATAGATCCACTGGTGAACGAAATAATGCTATTCCAAGAGCTGGTCTGGGTTATGTTGTAACAAAGTATACAGTTAATATTCCAGCAACTGATTTGTTTGACTCTCATATAGAAAATGGAATAAAGTATTTTGAAATATGGACTCCTAATGATTTAGTTAGAGTATCTGAAGCATTAGGAAATTTGTGGGAAACGCCTAACGGAGAACCTTATAATTTGGGCAACTATATGGTAATGAGTGATATAGACATGGAAGGTGTAACTATATCTCCATTATACAATTATAATTTAGGTGGCACGGAAAGATGTTATTTTGACGGCAAAAACCATACAATAGACAATTTAAAAATAAGCAGTATAGACGGTAATGAAAAGAATGCTTGTGCATTTTTTGGAAAATCAATAGGTGATAATATAACAGTATCAAATTTGAATTTGTCAGATGTAGAATATGAATTTTCTCATACTACAAATTATTTGATAAGCTATGATAATAACCCGAGTTCTGCAGTCGGTGGAATATTTTCTGTTGTAAATACAAATGGAATTATAATAAACAACTGCAGTGTTTCGATGCCAAATATACATGCAACAAATGCTCCAACAACAGCAGGAAGCCAGACTGACTTGTATGTAGGTGGCATGGTAGGATTATTATGTACAGAAGTTACAATTACAAATTGCTCTGTCAGCAATATAACTCTTGATAACTCGAAAGATGCAACAAATGATAGATTAGTTGACCAATTTGGAGGTGCTATAGGTCGTATAGATGTTGGTGATAAAAATGGTAGTAATTCCTATCAGTACTTAGGATATGATGCACCAGCAGCTGTTATAGAAAATTTTACATATAATCAAGGAAGCAATGTACTTGTATTTGAAAGTGGATTAAAGAATTTACGTTATGGTGGAATTATCGCAAATATTACAAGAGGCGGAATAATTAGATTGACTAATTGCAAAGCTGTACATAACGCAAGAGTTTATAAACCAAGTGCTCAGATGTATTGTGCTGGTTTGATTGGATGTAATCGTATTGCTCAACTTATGGGAATTTATTTAGATCCTGATTGCGAAATTTCTGGTACAATAGACAATCAAGCAGTTACATCATATAACGGTTCATTTCAAGTAGAAAAATATGTAGGAAGTACAACAAACAAAATATCTTTATTAAGCGGTAGCGCAAACACATGTATATACTTGTTGACTGTTACTGGAAAAACTACTGATTTTAAAACACCAAATCAACATATATAAATGAAAAAACAATACATAAAACCAGAAATAGAAATATTTGAATATAAAGTAGAACACGGATATGCTGCAAGCGTATTTGTACACGATCACGATATAGATTTTAATGCTCCTTTTACAGAAACAAGAACTGAATCTGAAAATTGGACAGCAGATGATGACGAAGGATTTTGGTTAAATTCTTGGTAAACTTTGCAATGAATAATATTAAAATTAAAAATAAACAATAATATGAAATCTTGGCAACTGTATGATGTACTTGGACACAAGGTTATTGCTGAAAGCAACGATTATTTGGAACTTGAAATTATGAGAGACGATCTTATCAAAAAGAAAACTACTATTTTGGGTTTGCCTGCAATGATTGACTATTGGGAAGACGATCCGGCTAACGGAAATATTAAAGGTCAATATATTATTTGTAACGAAAAGAGTGAAGTATTTCAAAGAAGACGTACTAAAAAGAATAACAAGTAAATGATTAAATATACAGATGCACAAATAACATTCAGAGAGGTTCCTAATGAGGTAAGCCTCTCTATTAATATAAGTAATTGTCCTTATCGTTGTAAAGGATGCCATTCTCCTCATTTGCAAAAGAATATAGGAAAAGAATTGACAAAAGATGTATTAAAAAAACTTCTTGATGAAAACAAGGACAAAGTAACTTGCGTTACATTTTTAGGCGACGGCGGAGATATAAAAGGAATTGCTGAACTTGTAAAGTTTTGCAAAATGTACGGTTATTTAACTTGTTTATATACAGGCTCCAATGAATTGGACGAAATTGTTGATGAATGCGAAGTATTAGATTTTATTAAAATAGGTCCGTACATTGAAGAAAGAGGTGGTCTTGACAATCCAAATACTAATCAAAAGTTTTATGAAATAATTTATGAAACTGATATGACAGGCGGAGAATGGGTTGAATATGAAGATTTGACTGACAGATTTTTAATCAAATATTAAAATAGCTTCCTATTTAGGAAGCTATAATATTATTGTCTTTTAAAAACTTTTGGTATACTTTTTCATGTTCTTCTGACCAACCGTTTATTTTTTTGTAATTGTAAATATTTCTAGTTAAAGTACAATTATTAATAGATCTATATAAAAACTCGATTAAACTTTTAGTATAATAGTGTTTTATATACATAATTTCGTGATTTGGATAATTTAGCATCATAATAGCATCAGTTCCTGTACACAAAACACCATATTCGTTACAAACATTTTCAGATTTTGGACAATGTATGTGATCTTTAAATTTTGGGCAAACACTTGTATTAACAAAAGACTTTACAAAAGTATCAATATTTTCTGCCATATCGTATGGACCTGTTAAATGATCAGAAAATCTTTCTTGAACATTTTTGTTTTTGTAATATAATTCATTTTTATTTCCTACACTGTACCATGACATTATTATAGCATCAAATTTATTATACGGCATATGTTCAAATAAGTATTGAATTTTTTTATATTGTTTTAATTCCAAAAATTCGTCAATATCTAAAAAAGCAATCCAATCTAATTCATTTTTATATTGTTCTATGCATTCATTAAATGCATTTATTTGAAAATAAACCCATTCGCGAGCAGGAAGTGCAGATTGCCTGCGGTTTATGATATCTACGACACCGTTGTCTATATAATCTTGTATAACAACATTTGGAACTTCTCCGTTTATTTCATTATTGTCATATAAAATTATTTTATCAAAGCCTAATTCTATATAATGTTCTACCCATTCTCTAAGGTATAGATTCTCATTTTTTATCATTGAGCAAACACCAAATTTCATTGTTTAATATTATTTTGTTTTAAAAAATTTTGATATACTTTTTCATGTTCTTCTGTCCATTCATTTCCAGCTTTGTATAATGCAACAGATACGTTAAAAAATGTAGGATTTTGAATTTTTCTATATAAAAACTCTGTTAAACTTTTTGTATAAAAATGTTTAATATAAATATTTTCGCTAAAATGAGATCCAAGCTTGTTGCATAAATTGTCCATTGCTACATGATTTCCAAGAGAATTACAACAATTGGTTGATGCACAATGCGCATTTGCATATCCGAAAGAAGTATTATCAGTTGATTTTGTAATAGATTTTACAAGAGTATTGTAATTATATCCTTCTATATATGGAAATTCTTTTGCAACTGTTGTAAATCTTTCTAAAACAGGTTTATTTTCATAATAAAGTTGTCCATTATCTCCATAATTTAACCAGCTAATAACTACACTTTCATAATTGTTATATTTTGAATTTTCAAAAAGATATTGTATTTTTTTGTGTTTTTCCAAAAATATAAATTCGTCTACATCTATAAATGCAATCCAGTTATCAGTATTTTTATATTTTTGTAAACAGTCGTTGTATGCAGCAGATTGTACTCCCCAGAATTTATCGTTTGTTTTGAATCCTCTATAATTTATAACTTCAACGACATTTTTGTTAATATAGTCTTGAACTATCATATTTGGAACTTCGCCATTTACGTCATTGTTGTCATACAAAATAATTTTTTCAAATCCTAAGTTTAGATGATAGTCAATCCATTCTCTTAAATAGAGATTTTCATTTTTAATTATTGCACATATTAAAAAGTTCATAAACCTTATACCGTTATTTTTTATAATATATAATATATATTATTTTTTATATGGCAGATAAAACTAACGAACAAAAGTATAAAAAATTAAGTGATATTGACCATGTACTTTTAAGACCCGGAATGTACATAGGTTCTGTTGTAAGTAAAGAGTCTGAAACATTTGTGTTCAATGGAGATAGCGGAAAGTTTGAATTAGCTACGTTGACATACAATCCTGGATTTCTAAAATTGTTCGATGAAATTATTTCAAATTCAGTTGACGAAAGTAAACGAAACAAAAAACTGAATTTAATAAAGGTTCGTATTGATACTTCAAAGAACGAAATATCTGTTTATGACAATGGCGGAATTCCAGTTGAACTACATAAACAGTACAAACAATATATTCCAGAACTTGTTTTTTCAAATTTGAAAGCAGGTTCTAATTTTAATGATGATGAAAAGAGAGACGTTGTTGGTGTCAATGGTGTAGGAAGTTCTTGTGTAAATATATTTTCAACAAAATTTATTGTAAAGACAGCGGATAAAAGCAATTCGTTTGAACAGATCTTTTATGACAATATGCGTAAAAGATATGCTCCAAAAATTGTAAAATCAAGAGACCATTATACAGAAATTATTTACTATCCTGATCTTGCAAGATTTAATATGACTGGCATCGACGCAGACAATTTGCTGATGATTGAAAAGAGAATTTATGAAGTTGCTGCTTGTAATGCTGGTTTGACAGTTGAATATAATTTGAACGGAGATAAGAAAGTTATTAAGTTCAAATCTTTCCAAGACTATGCAAAACTTTACAACGACAATATTTTCTTTGAACAAGTTCCTAATTGGGAAATTGGCATCGGTGAAAGCATTGGTTTGAATAATCAAATATCTTATGTAAATGGTGTTGAAACTTATGACGGTGGTAGTCATGTAACATATGTTGCTAATCAAATCATCAATTATTTAAGAGAAAAAATTAAAAAGAAATATAAAGTTGACGTAAAGCCTTCTGATATCAGAAATCACTTCAGTCTGTTCATCAACTGCACAATCATCAATCCTGCTTTCTCAAGTCAGACAAAAGAGAAACTTATAACTGAACCAAAGAATTTTGGTTCTGAATATACTGTTAGTGAAAAACTTCTTAAACAAGTTTTGAATTCTGAGATTATACAATCAATTTTGGATTGGGCAAAACGTAAGTCTGAGGCTGATGAGGCTGCTGCATTGCGTAAAGCTCAGAAAAATCTTGATAGAACTAAAATTGCAAAATTGATTGATGCAAAGAAAAAGGGCTTGAGAAATGATTGCATTTTCCAAATTTACGAGGGTGACAGTGCATCAAATTCAGTAAGACAATACAGAGATCCTCAGTTGCAAGGAGCTTTTCCAATTAGAGGTAAATTTCTTAATGTGTTTGATTTGGAGCCAAGTCGCGTAATGCAAAATGAAGAGGCTAAATCAATTTGTGCTGCAGTTGGTTTGAAAATTGGTGAAAGAGCAACAGCAACAAATCTTAGATACGGAAAAATTCATTTTTATACAGATGCAGATACCGACGGAGACTGCATTGCTGGTTTGCTGTTAAATTTCTTTTATAAATATTGGCCTGAACTTGTTAGAGAAGGAAGAATTTTTAGAGTCGAAACTCCTATAGTTGTTGCTAAAAAAGGAAAAGAAACACTTAAATTCTATTACGATAACGAATATCAAGAATGGGTAGATAAAGTTGGCGCAGGAATCAAGTCGTGGAATGTTGAATATAAAAAAGGTCTTGCTGCATTGGAAGATTACGAGTATAAAGAAATTATTCGTAATCCAAAATTGTATCAGTTTACAGAAGATGATACAGCAAAAGATCAATTTAAGATATGGTTTGGTGATGATTCTGATTTGAGAAAAAACAAAATTCTTAATAAACCTATTGAATTTGAAGAAAAACTAAAGAAAGTAGAAAAACCTGTTGTAAAAACAGAAGAACCAAAGAAGGAGGAAAAACCTAAAATTCAAGAAAAACAAGTTGAAACAAAGGTAAAGGAACCTGCTCCAGAGGTTAAAAAGATGTCATCTAGTTCATTCAAGGAACGTTTACAAAGGAATATCAATAAAGCAGCAGAAAGTTCATCTAGTAACAAAAAGAGATTGTTTTAATGAAGAAAGTAAATATAACAGAATTTTTTGATACTCAGTATTTGGATTATTCCAAGTATGTTGTAAAAGATAGAGCAATTCCATCTGTAGTAGATGGTTTTAAGCCTGTACACAGAAAAATTATCAACGAAGCAATTCATTATTGGACAAACAGTAATGTTAAACCTTTGAAAGTTTTCCAATTTGCTGGTCGTGTTGCTTCAAATCAATATTATCATCACGGTGACGCATCAATGCAAGGTGCTATTGTTACGATGGCTCAAAAATTCAAAAATTCGTTGCCATTGCTTGATAGCATTGGTCAGTTTGGCGTTTTGAGAGCTCCTTCTGCTGGTGCTCCTCGTTATATTTCAACAAAACTTACTCCTTATTTCAATTTGCTTTATAAAGACAATGAACTTTTAACGCCAAAAATAGATGAAGGAGTTGAAATTGAACCAGAATATTTTCTTCCAATTATTCCTACTATTATTATTAACGGAACATCGGGCATTGCTGTTGGTTTTGGTACAAATATTTTAAACAGAAATCCATACGATGTAATTGATGCGTGTGTTGCTGTACTTGAAGGAAAGAAACAAAAAGTTCTTAAACCTTATATAAATGAGTTTAATGGTGAATGGATTTTAAGTGAAGAAAACGAAAAATCTTGGATAATTAAAGGCATTTATGAAGTTGTAAATACAACAACTGTTCACATATCAGAACTTCCGCCAAATCATACTTATGAAAGTTATGAAAAGTTTCTTGATGGACTTGAAGATAAAGGAGTAATTGTTTCTTATGATGACAATTCGTCAGACAAGATCAATTATACATTGAAGTTTCAAAGAGCAACTCTTAAAGAACTTATTGACAAAGGTAAGCTTGAACAGAAGCTTGGTTTGATTGGCAAAGAAACAGAAAATCTTACAACGATTGATGAAAACCAAAATGTAAAAGTTTTTGACAGTGCAAACGAAATTGTAGAGTACTTTGTTAATTTTAGATTGAGTTTTTATCAAAAGAGAAAAGATTATCAAATAAACAAAGCTGAAAATGAATTACTTGTTATCTCAAACAAAGCAAGATTTATCAAAGCTATAATTGAAAATAAACTTAAGGTAAAGAATACACCAAAGGCAGAAATCGAACAATGGCTTGAGGATAATTCTTTTGATAAGATAAACGATTCATTTAATTATCTTTTGCAAATGCAGATTTATTCATTGACAAAAGAGAAATATGAGGAACTGTTGAAAGAAAAGGAATTGAAGAAACAAGAAATTGAAAATATAAAGAAGCAAGTTCCAAAGCAAATGTATCTGGATGATTTGTCAGAACTTAAGCAACAATTAAAAAAATTAAAGATATAATATGTTATATTGTAAAAAATACTGTGACACTGAAACTTCTTTGAAAGATAATTTTTTATTCACAGAAGAATCATTGGGTGTGATGAAAGATGCTTATGGCGAAAGATATACAAAGTTTTATTGCTATGAAGCAGAAATAATACAAAGGATATCAGAAAATAAAGACGGTTTTTTTGATTTTAGTAAAAGTTTAATTGATATTGGAGCTGCTACGGGTGAATATTGTACCAATTTGAATTTTAATAAAATATATGTGTTTGAACCGTGTAAAAGATTATTATGGACAAGTCAAGCAAATTTATTAAATGCTGGTAAAGAAGATATAGCATATACATATCAAGTAGCATTAAGTGACAAAGAAGGAACGGAATCAATATTTACAAACGGTCTAGATGTTCGTTGGGAGGTAGAAACAAAAACGCTTGATTCGTTTAATATCGAAAATGTTGGTTTTATAAAAATTGACGTGGAAGGATTTGAAGAAAAAGTTATTAAAGGCGGATTAATGACAATTATTAAAAATAACTATCCTCCAATATTGTTTGAGTGTTGGCAAGTTGGATATAATACTATTTGCGGAGAAATGACTCAAGAAAAGCACGATAGTCTTTATAATTTGTTGACTTCTTTGGGTTATACAATATTTGATGGATGGGGAAATAGAGATACTCATCTTGCTGTACATAAATCACAATTAGAAAAAAATAATCAATAATATGTTATTAGAAGAAAATCTTATAAATAGTAAAGAAATAAGAAATGTAGAGTATAACTATTTTAATCATAGTGTAAAGGTGTATTACAAATCTGGTAAGGTTGAAGAATATGCTGATGTTCCTGAAGATGTTTTTACTCGTTTGTGTGAATATAGAAAAATGGATAGTTCGTTCAATCAATACGACAAGGTTGAATTGATTAACGAATAAATAAACAAATAATAAAAGTAAATGATAAAGTCTTTTGAAGAATATAATGTAAATGAATCTGCAATAAATGAAGGTGAACAATTAAAACCTACTGAAGAGCAGTTTGAAGCAGTTAAAGCTCATCTTCCTGAACTTGAAGATTTGATTAATAAAACTCTTGGTACTAAAAAGGGTGATTTTAAGTTGGAAGTTTATGATGATAGAAAAGCAATGGGTTTGAGAACTACTAATGATTTGTGTTTCTTGTTGGGTAATACATTGGTAAAAACTTTGTTCAAAGAACTTGGTCTTGATTTCTGGGGAGGTCAATATATTCCAAAAGACAATGCAATTTGGTTCGTTCCAAAGATGTGGTATAAACATCCGGGTGGTGGTAGTAATGGTACAGATTTTATTTGGAGTTCACTTTATTTCAAGCTCGATACAAACGAATGGGTTGCAGGCAGAGCAATCTTCGCATAATTGAAAATCAAATAATTAAAATATTGAAAGACCTTGTAAACAAAGGTCTTTTCTTTTTTATAATTTACAAATAAGTTAAATTAATGAAAGTTTTTAGAGGTGAAGGATTTGCTGATGTATATAAACAAGCATTAGATGAAGTAAACAATAGACCAGAATTTGTTTCATCACCAAGAGGATTGATGTGCAAGGAGTTGACTGATGTTGCCCTTGTAATTGAGAATCCTCTTTTGTCGTTATATAAGAATGAAAGACGTTCAAGTCAAAAGAAATATATTGCTGCTGAATTTTTGTGGTACGCAAGTGGTTCTAATACAGTTGAATGGATTTCTAAATATGCAAAGATGTGGGATTCTTTGAAGGATGCTGAAGGAACTGTAAATTCTGCGTATGGAAATTTGATTTTTACAGAAGAAAATAAGTGGGGTTGGTCTCAATATAGATGGGCATATTGGTCTTTAGTTAAAGATATTGATACAAGACAAGCTATAATGCATTTTAATAAGCCACATCATCAATATAACGGAAACAAAGATTTTGTTTGTACATTAAATGCAATATTTCAAATAAGAGACGGCAAACTTAACTTGACTGTTGATATGAGATCAAACGATATTATTTTAGGTCTTGCAACAGATGTAGCATTCTTTACTGTTTTACAACAGCAAATGCTGTACGATTTGAAAAAATATGGTGAAAAAAATGATATAAATGAATTAAAAAATCTTAAACTTGGGAGATATACACATTTAGATCATTCATTGCATTTATATCAAAGACATTTTGAACTTGTTGATGAAATGTTGAAATGCGATTTTATTAATGTTGAAATGCCAACATTAGATTATCCTCTTGTTATGTTTGATGAAAATAAAGTTGTACCTTCTCATTTAACAAAAGCACTTATAAACAGAATTGTCACAGGTGAATGCTTAAAAGGTTGGGAATTGCAACATTTATCTACTTCAAAGTTTTATCTTGAATTGACAAGATGGTTAAATTTTACAAGTACTAATGGAAATAATTAAAAAAGGAAAATATATAAGTGTAAAATGCAAAGATAATTATTCTTATATAATTGATAACGTATTAAAATATTACGATATTGAAAAATATAAGAATACGTTAGTTTATGTACTTACGTATGAACAAGAATACGATTTATACGATAAGTATGATAATTTTATATTATATAATGTTGAGCATTTGCATTCTTTTGGTACATGGTATTTTGATATTTGGCACAATTTTATAGAACATTATAAAAGAAAAATTATAGAATTTTGGGATATTGATATTATAAATTATAAAAAGATAGTAGAATTATTTCCAGATTTTGTAAAAGTTTATAAGTTTGTGCCTCTTAGATACGTAGAAAGAAAACAAATAGATTATACTACGCCTAAAAAATTTGACGCAATACAGATAGGATTGACTCAGTATATGAGTTCTTATCGTGATTATACATTGTATTCACTTAACAAAAGCAAAGATACTGTACCAACGTTTTCAATAATAAACATAAATAAAAGTAGATATTCGATTGAAGAATTATACGATGAAATAAATCTTGCAAGTACAGTATTAAACATTCCGAGAACGCAAGCAAATTCACAAGAACAAGTAAGATTGGGTGAATTGATTAGTATGGGATGCAATATTGTAACAAAAACAAATAAAATATCATATCTTGCAGATTATGTTCACGAAAAAAACTTCTTTTCAGAAAATATATTGCAAGAAATACGAGATACCAAACCTATTGAAAATGTAGCAGAAAAATTTAGAAACGATACAGAGTCAGAGGAAAGTTTCATTCAATATTATAATAAGTGTCTTGATAAATGGTATAATACAGATATTTCTTATTTTTATACGGTTATTATAGCTGCTGTTGCAAAAGATTCATTAAACGAAACATTGCGAAGTTTAATGGAAAATACAATGTTCGGCAGAATGCAAATATTAGTAATGGATGTTTCAAATACAGAAGATATTAAATATTTGATAAATGATACATATTCTGGATGCGGAAATATTTATTATGTCAAATCTTCTAAAAATGCAGCTGATGTAGCATTTAATGAAGGAATAAAATATTCTGTTGGAAAATATTTATGTTTTTGTGTATCAGGAGACAGATATCGTGATTTGTATTTTGATTTTTCTTACGACAATTTCTTAAAAGAAGATATAAACATATTGGTTACAGATTATATAGAAAATGACATTATAATGAATATGCTGTTTGAAAGATTAGGAGTTGGACCAATATTGCAGTGTTGTTTGTTCAATAGAAAAATAATAGATATACAATTTGAGCACTCATCTTGTGGTTTTTATATATTTTCTGGAGTATTGTGTAAAAAATACGGGTATACATATCGTAAAGACGATTTGGTATATGTTACTTCTGGATATATTGTACCGAAAACAGATGACGTTTTATTACTAGACAATCATTTTGACGATGGTTCGCAAAACTGGATAGAAGTTACAAAAAATAAAATGATGAAATATGACATTTGAACTAAATTTTAGACAAGATCTATTTAGATATGATATTATAAATTTTATTATACAAAAATATAATTTTAAGAATTATTTAGAAATAGGTGTTGATAATGGAGAAACATTTACAATGATAAATTGTGAAAATAAAGTATCCGTTGATCCTGTAAATAAAGGATATACTGTATGCCAAATGACATCAGATGAATACTTTGATATGTTAAAAGATTCTAAAAAGTTTGATGTTATTTTTATAGATGGGCTTCATACATACGATCAGTGTTATAAAGATATAGAAAATGCTGCAAAACATTTATACGATAACGGTTTTATAATTTGTCATGACATGAATCCTCCAACAGAGTACATAGCAAGAAGTATATCAGATTATGACGGTAACGGATATTGGACAGGAGATGTATATAAAGCATTTATAAAATTTAGATTAAATCATTATGATAAGTATAAGTTTTGTATGCTTGGAGATTGTGACTGGGGTATAGGAATTATAACAAAAGGAAAAAGCGAACCAATCAACTGTGATTTGGAAAATTTGACATACGACGATTTTAAGAATAATAAAGCATATTTAATGAATTGTATTACAGCTGATGATTTTATAAATTCTTTCAATTAAACTTTTATCTGATAAATAATAAAATATTATTACAATGGTAAAATCTTTTGACCAAATCAATGAAGCAATATCGGTAGGAAAGTTTAATAAGAATTTGACTATTGGATTTACAGTAAATAAATCATTTCACGCAAAAGAACGCCAATCAAGGCATCTTGAAGGCGAGGATACTAAACAATCCGACAATTATATTTCTGATGAGGAAATAGTTGCAACTGCTGAAAAAGCTGGTAAAAAGATTATAGAAGCTATAATTAACAATCATATTGACATTGATGACAGATTTGTAATTCAAGACAGCTATACAAACTTAAATATTGTTTGCGTTTTACATAGAGGAAGTTCTGCTGATAACTTGAATGTTGATATAGTAACAGTAATTTACACTGATAAGTTTTGGAATACAAAAAATAACTGGATAGTAAAAATAAGTTAAATATGGAAAAAGAAGTTAAAACTGAAAATAAGAAGAAAGCAGAAGATAAAGTTCAAAATGCAATTCCAGAAACTCTTTCACAAGGAGAGGCAATAAGTGTTCTTATTCAGGCTGCAGAAATTGGACAACAAAAAGGAATTTATTCTTTTGAGGAAGCTGCTTTAATTTATAAAGCAATTAAAACTTTTGTACAAAAATAAAATAAATGATTAATCATGGAAGAAACAAAAAATGTTGAACAAGTAAAGGAAGAGACAAAGCAAGAGAAAGTTAAAATGAGTGAACTTATTGCTCAGAGAGATGAACTTGATAAGAAGTCTCAAGAAATGCTTGCTGAAGTACAGAAAATTGAATATAGTATTTCATTCGGAAACAAGAAAGTTTTCACAGAGTGCATGAAATATTTGGAGAAAAATTCTCCTTGGAATGCTTACACCGCTGCAGGTTTGATTATGCTTTACAACAATATGAGCGAGCAGAAGGATGCTATCAAACGTATGGAAGGTGACGGTAAGACCTGGGACGGTATTATCAAACTTCGTACTGCTAATGTTACTGTTTTGTGGAAGATGCTGACTCAGATGACCGGAACTGGTTTCTATGCAGCAAAAGATTTTGTTGGCGTAATGGCAAAGATTGGCGACGATGTTGCTAAAGCAATCCAGGAAGTTGATAAGAAGAACAACGAGGTTCGTCAAATGCATATGCAGCTTGAACAACTTATTTCAAGAATTGAAAATCCTGATGATACTATCGAAATCGATGTTGACGCTAATAATGTAGCAAAGACTTCAATGGAACAGTTGAAGGATGAAGTTGCTCCTACCGCTGAATAATAAGCCCACAATGTATATAAAGAATGGCATCCAGTTATTGGGTGCCATTTTCATTAAACTTTTGTAGTATTTTTTATATAATATTTGGTATTAAATAAAAGTATTATGGGTTATATTTATAATGACGTTCTTGACAAGAACTTGCAAGAAGCTGGATTTAATACAAAACATATTAAACTTCAGCTTGATGAGTTTTGTCAGGATATAACTGAACTTGCTAAAAAAGACAAATTAGATCCTGTTGTAGGACGAGAAACAGAAATTGACCGAGTTGTTCAAATTCTTGGTCGTCGTAGAAAAAATAATCCTTGTTTGGTTGGTTATGCAGGTGTTGGTAAGACTGCTATTGTTGAAGGTCTTGCTCAACGTATTGTAAACGGAAATGTTCCGCAATCGTTGAAAGATACAAAAATTTATTCTCTTTCTCTTACTACTGTTGTTTCAAATTCAAAATTTAGAGGACAATTTGAGGAGAAAATCCAAACTTTAGTTGAAGAGTTAAAACTCAATAAACATATTATTTTGTTTATTGATGAAATTCACATGCTTTGTTCTGCTGGCGGAAGTGAGTCTATGTCGGCTACGGATATATTAAAACCTGCGTTGGCACGTGGCGAAATCCGTTGTATCGGTGCAACTACATTCAACGAGTTCAAACACTCTATTGAAAAAGACAATGCACTTGATAGACGTTTTCAGAAGGTTACAATAAATGTTCCGTCAGTTCAAGATACTATTGTTATTTTGAACAACATTAAAGAACGATATGAACAATTCCACGGAGTAAAATATACTCCTGAGATTATCAAGAAAATTGTCAAGCTTACAGACAACTATATTACTGACCGTTATTTTCCTGACAAAGCCATTGACTTGCTTGATGAAGCAGGTTCATTTAAAAAGACTCGTTCTGTAAACAAGACAAGACAAGTTTCCGCTATTGAAGCAAAACTTGAGCAAAACAATTTGCTTTGGAAGAAAGCAATAGACAATAATCAGTATGCACAAGCAATTTCATTTGGTGAAATTTGTAAAAATCTTAAACAAAAACTTGAAAAGGAATTGACTGCAAATATCGATGACGGTGTTAAAGTAGTGACAGACGAAGATTTGTATGAAGTTCTTTCAAAAATGACAAATGTGCCTCTGTCAAAAATTAACGATAACGAAGTTGATAATCTAAACGGCATATTTGATTTTCTAAAAGGTAGAGTTATTGGTCAGGATGAGGCTATCAACAAAACAGTTAAAGCAATCCAGCGTAACAGAATTGGCCTTAAACGCAAAACTGGAACGATGGGCAATTTTATATTTGTTGGTCCAAGTTCTTGTGGTAAAACTTATCTTGCAAAGGAAATTGGAGAATATTTGTTTGGAAAGGAAAGTAATATTCTTCGTGTTGATATGAGTGAATTTGCTGAACCGCACAGTATTTCTAAACTTATTGGAGCTCCTCCAGGTTATGTTGGTTATGGTGAAGGTGGTTTACTTACTGAGCACGTTAAAGAAAATCCAAGAACAGTAATTGTATTTGACGAAGCAGAAAAAGCTCATCCAATGGTGTTCAATGTTCTTTTGCAAATTATGGACGAAGGCTTTGCTACTGACTCAATGGGTAAGAAAGTTGACTTCAGAAATTGTCTTATAATCATAACTTCAAATATTGGAATGGAGCAAGTTTCATACAATGCCGGTCATAAACTTGGTTTTGGAATGAAGTCAGATGTTGAAGTTGAAAAAGAGCAAAGTGCAAATATTGTACAAAAAGAACTTCAAACTTTCTTTACAAGTGAATTTCTTAATAGAATTGACGATATAATTATGTTTAGAAATCTTTCAAAAGATGATATGAAATCAATTCTTGAAAAAGAAATTGCTGAATTGAAGGAAAACATTTTGGAAATTGGAAATTACAAAATTTCATTTACCGCAAAAGCAAAAGAATATATCCTTGAAAAAGGTTACACAAAAGATGGTGGAGCAAGAATGCTTCAGAAAGCTTTGAAAGATTTGGTGGAAAATGAAATTTGTAACAAAATTTTGGATGGCACAATTAAAGAAATAGTTAAAGTTTCTATCGAAGACGGAAAAATTAAAGTTAAATAATATGAAAGAAATTGATACTTTGATACTTTATATGATGTTGAAACAGCAACAACATTATTTAGAAAGAAGAAATAAAGTAATAAAATTGCTAATGTTGACTAAGATTTATCTTGAGAAATAATTTACTAACCCATTAATACAAAGAAGCCTCTCAATTTTGAGAGGCTTTAATTTTTTAATCAACATCAATGTGTTTCATTTCTCCACGTTTTTCATAATTTAAATAAGATTCCACATCGCTGTATCTATATTTGTCATCTTTTCTTGTATAATCTAAGTATTTATAGATTTTTACCATTTCCATCATGCTAAACATTTTACAAATAACTTCCCATGTTTCATCGTCGTTTGCATCTCTTTTGAAAAACTTTTGTGAAGTCTTGTTAGCTTTTTCTTTAGCTTCATCCCAATATTTCTTTCCTTTTTATATTGCTTTAACAGTATCTGCAAATGGTTCTTTGCTTTCATTTATAAATTCGTCAAAATTGTTGAGCTTCATATTAAGCATTTATTTTATTGCATCTGCAAGTTTTTGTCTTAAATCTTTTACTTTAAGTACATCTGTCAGTTTATATATGTTTTCCATTGGGTCAATGGAATCGAT